AGGGGTTGTCGATATAGCCCTCTGGCTTGTCGCCCTGCCATTCATCTGGGCTCTTCCACCCGAATAGCTTGGCCTCCTCGACGTCCTCAGGCTCGAACTGTGGCTTGACTTCCTGCTGGACTTTATCGGCGTCGGTGACAGCATCCTGTTCGCTGACAGCGTCGTCGATTACATCCGTAACCACCTCGTCTTTGACCACCTCTTGGATTTCTTCCGTCATTTCATCACTCCTGCGATGCTCTTATCTTTCATCATCCAGTAGGTTTCCCCGTCAGACCCCTTGATTTCGGTTGCCTGATGCTTGGGAAAAACAACGCGCTCACCCACTTGTGGTGGCATAGAATGGCCCGGCCAACCTTCGTAGTTATAGGTGAATGCTGCGGGGCTAACTGCGATCAACTCGCCTTCCATTTGGCCGAATTGCTCACGTTCTTTCGTGGAGTCGGGCAGATAGATACCGCTTGATGTCTTCTCTTCAATCGTCTTGGGTTTGACCAAAACGTTGTATTCAACGGGGTTAATGCCGCTCGTGTTCATGTCATTCCTCGATTGCTGCTCTTATGTCTTCAGCCGATGACTCAAAGAAGTCCTCCGCCCATTGCCGAACCCTGAGAAGGGACTTCCGGTCCGATTCCAAATCCTGCCGACCCGCCATGAAAGCCGATTTCAAGGCCGCCTCCTGCTGATCCAGTGACTTGTCCAGTGCCACCCGCATTTCGACTGTTACGGGATTTGTCTTCCATTCCTCCAATGCGTCCGAGAACGCCTTCCAATCGCGCACGGTCTTCCTCCAATGCTTTGAATATCGCGTCGAGGCGGTCTCTCTTTGCCTCAAGCGCTGTTCTGTCTGCGTCGTTTTCTGCTTTTGCGATATTGGCGACGGCCTGCGTTCTGGTTTCCTCGACCTGCGCAAGTGTCAGTTCAATTTTTGCTCGCTTCTCTGCGATATCTGCCCGCGCGGACTCCATCTGCATCTCGCCCATGGCCTGCTGCATCGGATCGGGCTGCGGTGCGAGTTCTTCCCAGTCTTCAACGCTCATCGCTTCTGCCATGCGCTGCAACGCGGCCTGAGGGTTGATCAGGCCAGCCTGCGACCACTCGAACAACATCTGGGCCTTTGCGGCCTGCTGCATCTTCGTGACGCTGCGAGGATCGGCGACAGGAGTGATGTCCATGTCTGAAAGGCCGAAGTCTTCGGCGGGGTCAAACGGCTCCTGCCCGTCATGCAGTGCGTTGTACTGTTCCGGCGTGACCGTTTTGGCATTCAGGTTAGCTACGAGGCCGTATTCCTGACGTAAGCTGCGGAAGATCCGCTTGTACGCAGCCGTGAAAACCATCATGCCTTGCTCGATCAGGGCAAGTGTAGTGGTGGCCGTCTGGTTGGCCCTTGGGGCCTCACCTGTCATCGTATCTTTTACGCTGGCAATTTCTCGGCCAGCCTCAATCAGCATGCCCAGGAGTTGGAACAGCGTTGCGTCTGGCCCCGGAAAGGTCATCGGGACAATCGAATTCTTGATGTCCGTCCCGGTTGCCTGTGACTTCTTCCATTCACCAGGACGGAACCTCTGACCGCCGCCCTTGATGCGGAAGTCCGAACCGATCCACCCACCGCCAAGCGAAGCATAGTGCCCCGCGTCCAGCAGCATGTTGATCAGGCTGTTAATGGTTTCCGAGATGTCACCCAGCAAAAGCCCGAGGCCAGTGCCGTGAAACCCGCCATTGATACCGGGCATGAACTTGAACGGGACGAAATAGCTGCCTCTGCGAATACTCGTGATGCCAACAGGCACTTCAACCTGCTGTGGAACTGGAGCCAGACCAACCTCACCTGTCAGAGGGTCTTGTGCTGGCTCGTAGGCTACCGTTTCCTGAACCTCCGTGTCGAACTGCACGTCATCTTCGCCGTAGTCAGCCACGATGCGAACAACCGTTTGTGTCTCAACATGGATCGTAACGACATAAGGTTCCGGGTACCCATCCTCGTCCAGGTCAAGGCGAGTGTGTTGCTCGATGAACGCCTGCTCACCCTGCTTGTCTTTGTCGCTATTCCACTCGAATTCAACGAATTGGCCGGTATTGATGCGGTTCTGAATTTCCACCGGATACAGCGGTAATTCCTCAGTGCAACGCGGCGCGTCGTTGATGTCCTGTACATTGTTATTGATGATCAGCTTTCCAGGCCGGATGAGACGGCACCGTAACCGCTCCTGCGCTGGGTCATACCACCATTTGCGGAACATCTCGCCGACGATTGGCAGTAGAACCAGTAGGTCGTCCGTACCCTCTTCCCACTCCCTCACGTTGGCGGTTAGCTGCCATGACATGAATGTGGATACACGAAGTGCCCTTGCGGCCTTTTGTCCACCTTGGTCATCGCCCCAAACCATCGCCTTGACGACTTGGTCAGCCGGTACAATTGCGGGATAGGCACGGGCGTTGAACTGCAGCGCGGCAGAGGTGACCAGCGGGTAGTTGACATTCGCAGCATTTTGAAACGGGTAAGACTTGTCTTCCTTGACAAGGCTGGCAAGCTCCAAGCCCCGTTTCATCTGCTCGAACCAATCCGACATAGAGTCCTTGTCCATCCCGTAATCTTCAAGCGCTTCTTGCGCTATCTGATCAAGCTGGCCCTCGTCCATCTCTGCCGCGAGATTTTGCGACTGCACAGCAAACGCAATGAACTCTGCAGGTGAAACACTTGGGGCTTCCTGAATTTCGTCTTGAGTGTCCATCAGTACCCCGTGGTATCGTTTCGGTCGAACTCGTCGTCGTCAAAATCGTCTTCATCATCGAGTAGATTGGGAGCCTGATAGCCACAGGCAAAGGTCATGAATCCGTCAGCGCCATGGCTGTTGATGTCGTGCCTTGGGCGATCACGCCAAACTTCACGCTCTTCATCCCATTCCTTGCGATAGTGCCGGAGCCTCTTGATCCCTGTTGCGCACCCATCGACGTCAAAGTCGCAGGACGGAAACACGGACCGAGCCGCGTCAATGGCGCCCATCTTGTTTGATGTGCGCGCTACAATCTTGGGCCGCAATTCGTGTTTCTCAGCCTCTCCGAGCCGCCCGTTCTCAAGGAACAGGTCTTCGCGCTTGCCATCATGCGGCCAGAAGTCATCCCCGAACTGGGCGTCGTGTTCCCGCTGCCAATCGCGCAGCCATCGCGCATAGTGGCTTATGTGTTCGCCACTGTTCTCGTAGTACCCAATGAAGCGGTTGCGCTCCCCGATGCGCTGGTGAAGCCATATCGTGTTGAGGTCGTTTCTACCCAAGTCCCAGAACGTGTTTACCGGGAAGCGTGGGTCATACGGAAAGTCACCGATCCGCTGGAACTTGTCGGCATGTGCAAGCTGTGCAGCGAAGTAAGCGCCCTCGATGGCCTGCTCGAACGCCTCTTCGGGGGTCGAGGGGTTCTCCCTCTTCATATCCCCGCCTAGCAGCTTCTCCTGTTTGATCCACCACGCCTGCTGCTCAAGCGTTGTTTCTATGCTGTGTTCGAACTTCAGCTTGTCGAAGTATGTCTTGTGTTCAGGTAAGAACCGAACCGTGGCCGGATCTGCGATGTAACCCTTGTCTTTCCACCAGGGAAAGAAGTGCATCTTGAATGAACCTTCACCGCGCAGCGCCTCCATGGCGTACTGGTAGAAGTAGCCCTCTTGCCCCTCGGCAGTGGATTCTATTGTTTTCTCATTCTCACCAACCGCTGGGAATGAGCCCGTGACGACCTCTTTTGCCTTTTTGGGATACTGAGCACATATCTTCCCGAATTCAGACACATGCAGGCGCTGCAGCGTTCCTGAGCGCGCAGAGGTTGCGACCCGAATGCTAGACCCATTGTCAAACTTCAGCATGCCCGCCCGGTCGTTACTTGCGGGCTTCCGCTCCTTTATCTCAGGGGCCAGGTTGTCGTAAGGATACTTGACCTTCGTCTCAAAAATCTTGGAAGCATCATCAAGCGTATGAGCAATAATACCCACTGCATGGTCGTTGATAAAAAGCGCCTCATCCAGACCAATGATGCACATGAGCGTCGTAAAGCCCAACTGACGGGCCTTCAGAATTATGTCACTCTTTGAGCAGTCATCCAAATATGCAAGCTGTGATGCATTCGGCCTGAACCGTACCCGCTGCCCCTTCTTGTCCACGATGTAGTAGATGTTTTCCAACCGCCAACGCGGGTCTTCCAGGTTTCTAGGATCGATCATCGGTAATCTTGCGGCCCTGCTTTCCGATCCTCTCCATCAGAGACGTAAGCGCGTCGCCCGCTTCGATCTTGTTCTCCTGCCTGTCGGTTAGTCCGAGGTCGCGAGCGATAATATTCGGGTTTAGAAGGTCTGCAGCAGCACCCTCAAACTTCTGTTGACGCATGATCTGATCTACACGCGCTATGACGTCGGATAAATCTTCACGCGACCTGCGCCATTCATGCCATGTGTCTGTCGAAATACCTAAAAAGACGCAGAGGCCCATAACGGTCATTGCCCGCATCTTACGTACCGGCTCATGTGTCGCTGCGCCCTGGAAGGTTACGAGCTTGTCCTCATAGAGCGGGTTGGTTTCCACCCACTCGAAATACTCAAGGCAAGCATCCCACAGATCGGAAGCGTGTTCGAATTTGGGATCAGCGCCATGTGAGCTTCGCGCCTCCCAGAATTTATTGCCTTTCGGTGCTGCCATAACATCCTCTCTCTTCTTCGGATGATTTATGCGACGTCTACAACGCTAACTGTTCCTGCATGCCTGCACTCAAACTCTCGCTGAGCGCCGGATGGAACGAAGTGTCCTGTACTTGCTGTTGCTGCGATGCCGCCGAAACTAATGCGCAGGTCTTCGCTGGCGAATAGCTGAATGACCTGCCCTATTGTTAGTTCGACAATCCCGGCCCCGCCCTGAAGGACCTGCGCGGAAGTCGATGTGCCGAATGTGCCCGAGGTCATCACCTCAGTGCTGAGAATGCTGGAATTGGAAGCGCGGGCGTATTTGCCAACGCTGAATGAGATTGTTCCCATGTCGTATCCTTGCTATAGGCGCAGGCCCATTTCCAATGCGGCGCGTCTGTCTTTCTTCGTCACGACAGGCGGCAGATTGACTGCTGGTGATCCTGTGTGTGTCAGCGCCGTGTGGCCTACAGGTGTGATCGAATGAACCTGCGCCAACGCTGGCTGTCCGCTTGAAGTCTGCGCCGTTATTCCTGCCGGTTGAAGGTTGTGCACCTGACCCATTGTCGGTGTGCCATGTGAAGGCTGTGCGGAATGGCCCACAGGAGATACCGATACAACCGCCGTAACGGTTGGCGTTCCTGTCGCTGGGTGAGCTGTGTGCCCCGTAAGCGTTAGATTATGGGTCCCACTTCCAACTGAAGGTGTTCCAGCTTCTGTTGCCGTTGTATGGCCTGCTGGTGATAGAGTGTGGACCTGCCCTAGGTCTGGTTCGCCATGCTGCGTTGAGGACGTATGGCCCGTAGGTGTAAGCGCGTGAGCTTGGCCTAGCGTTGGCTGGCCGATGTGTGTTGTTGCAACGTGACCTGTTGGCGATACGTTGTCAGTTCCGCCTGCCGCCGCGTGAGTAATGACTAGCTTTGGGTCTTGTGTGGTGCCGCTTTGGCCGTAGCTGTAGAAATTGACCGAGTCATAGGTGTTCGAAGATCCGGGCCAACTGCTGGTTTCCGTTGCGCTCGAC